TGTATGTAAAATACAAAATGGTAAATTATACGCTAACGGTAAACGTGTTAGAGAATTTGGAATTAACTGTTCCGATTTATTCCAAGACTGGCGGAGTGGCAAACAAGGCTCATTAAATCCAGTAGCTTACACTCCTAATAAATCATATATAGCAGTATTAGATTATTGTGTTGCTAATAAAATTAGGTTTGTAAGGTTCTTAGTATCAGCATTTAGAACAAAAACTTATAAAATCGGCTTTAAAGATAATCAATTTACATTCTTATCTAATTTAGATGCCTTAGTATTATCAGCAGAAAAAAGAGGGATATTATTAGTTCCAAGTTTATTCTTTTCTATTGCAGCAATTCCTCCAATGTTCGGAGAAAATCTAAAATCTTATACTGATGTAAACAGTAAGACTTACGATGAAATTGCATCGTTTATTAAAATAATTGTTAGCAGATATAAAAACTCATCAGCTATAGGTTATTGGGAATTTGGCAATGAATCAGAGGGTAGGAATACACTAACACCAGTAGCACCAACATATTCATGTGATGTGAATATGAGTCAACCTTCTGCATGGACAGCAGAAGATGGATGGTTAATTAATGACAGAGATGGACAATCAACATCATCATTAGTCACTGAACGATTTAAAAATCTATGTTTGGCAGAAGACCCTAATGGGATAACTTGTTCTGGTAACATTGGAAAAATATTTAGTGTCTATGTTAATCATGATTATATTTTATATACTAATCAGCAATTAGAGGCAGATAAGACACATACAATGTCAATTCATACTTATGACTATATTGGATTTTACACAGCTGGTGCAATTGGGTTAGGAGAGTTTCTTAATACAATTAAAAATATATATCAAAGCAAGAATAAACCATTAATAGTTGGCGAGTTTGGCTATGATGTAAATAAATCTGTTGGACCTTTTACTGCACCGCAAGCGTTTCAAAATCAGTTAAATCAAATAATGTTAGCAGATGTTGATTTAGCAATGGTATGGGAATATAGAGCCACTAAACCTGATTTAAGTTATAGCATTTCAGATGGTACAGCAGCATCTAATGTGTTTCTAAATATGTTTAATGCAGCATGTTTAAAATATAATCAATAACAACCTAACCAACCCACTTCGGTAGTGTATTCACTATCGTTCCAAACACGAGAAATACATGAAAAAATCATGGTGAATTTTACAAAGAATAAAATTTAATAACAGCCCACTTCGGTGGGCTTTTTTACGTCTGCAACTTAACGAACCTACTCGATGGTTTATCGAGGCAAGGCTCACTTCGGTGGGCTTTTTTCATTTTAAGGATGATAAATGCCAGAGCAAGAATCAGTGCCAACGTCAGACACTATAAGCAATGACGCGCCAATTGTTCAAGATACTGCTACTGAACAAATTGAAGTAGAAGCACCGCAGACGGAAACGCTCACAAAAGAACAATTGCAAGATAAATTAAATGCAGTTGGTAAAAAAGAGCGAGAAAAAGCCGAGAGAAAATTTAACCGTGAGATGCAAGCTTTAAGGGCTGAATTTGAGCAAGTTAAATCATCAAAGACTGAGCCAGTGAAGGTTGAAGGCAAGCCATCATTAGACCAATACGAAAGTTATGACGACTATACAGAAGCGCTCGCAGACTGGAAGTATAAAGTAAATGATGCTGAGAAATCAGCCAAGCAAGAAGCAGAAAAAGTCACACAGCGTAGAAGTGAAATACAGAAATCATTTATTGAGCGTATAGAGAAGTTTAAAGAATCAACGCCTGATTATGATGAAGTAGTCGCTGATATTGCTGATATGGATTTAAGCACAGCAGTATTTGAAGCTGTAGCTGAGTCTGACTTAAGTGCTGAATTGACTTATTACTTCGGCAATAACATTGATGATTTAGAACGCATTAACAAATTATCCCCTTTACACGCAGCTCGCGAAATTGGGCGTATTGAAGCAAAGCTATCAACGCCTGAAGCAAAACCAATCAAAAAACAATCTAATGCGCCTGATCCAGTAAGTCCAGTAGGTGGCAGTAAAGCCTCTGTATCTCCTGACACATCAAAATTTACTGATGCCGAATGGGATAGGTACTACAAAGAACAGCGCAGAAAAACCTAAAGGAAAATAAGCAATGGCTAATACCACATTAACCCACCAAATGGTGGCTCGCGAAGCTGCGAAAGTATTTGAAGAAGAAGCACCATTCACGATGGGCATTAACAAAGGCCGCCAAGATGAATTTGGCAATGATGTAAATGGCTACAAAGAAGGTGATACAGTTCGTATTAAAATCCCATCAGTCAATCCAGTTTATGATGGTGCTGTGTATGCTGGCGGTGGTTCAGGTAACATCAATACTGAACAATACGTCAACTTGCAATTAAGTGGTCGTAAACACGTAGCACTTGAGTTTACTGCTAAAGAAAAAGCGTTGGATATTACAGACTTTAAAGAACGTATCTTGCGCCCACAAATGCAGACTTTAGCATCAGTGGTTGAAGCTGACTTATTATCTCAAGCCTATCGTTCAGTTTATAACCAAGTTGGTACAGCAGGTTCAGTGCCTACCTTGATGAAAACATACGCACAGGCTCGCGCTAAGTTGCAAAACTCATTAGCGCCAAGTGGTGACCGTAGTACGATTTTCTCAAGTGATGCTAATACTGAGTTAGTTGATACTACTCGCGTGTTGTTTAACCCAAGCAAAACGATTGAGAAACAGTATCTTTCTGGATTAGTAGGTAATGCACAAGGTTCAGACTTCTTTGAGCATCAATCTGTACCAACACACACGAACGGCTCAAAAGTATCAGGCGTGACAGTGAACGGTGCAGGCCAAACTGGCTCATCATTGAACATTGGTGGTTTAACTGCTGCTGATACGATTAAAGCTGGTTCGGTGTTTACAATGCCATTAGTAACTGCTGTGCATCCATTAACAGGTGTCGCTTACACGACATTGCAACAATTTACCGTGACGGCTGACTTCACTGCTGTAGGTACTACAGGTACGATTAGCATCTCACCTCCAATCACGACTTCAGCACCCAACAAAACAGTAGCAGTATCACCAGCATCAAGTGCGGCTTTAACATTCGTAGGTGCAGCTTCTACTTCATATCGTCAAAACTTGATGTTCTCTAAAGATGCTTTTACGGCTGCATTTGCGCCATTGCCAGTATTAGCATCTTGCGAAGGTTACACAGCACGCTTACCGTCAGGGATTAGCGTTCGTGTAATGACATTTGGTGATGGTAATAACGACATTGAACGTACTCGCGTGGATGTGCTTTACGGCTTCCAAACTGTGCGACCACAATGGGCATCACGTATCACTGAGTAATACTTTAAGCCCCTTCGGGGGCTTTCTCCATTCTAGGAATACCAATGACAGCATTAGACATTATCAAGCGTTCATTGCGCTATATAGGCGCATTAGGCGTGGGCGAAACATTAGAGGCAGAATTAGCTAATAATGCGCTGGATTCAGCCAATGCCATGCTTGATAGCTGGTCTATTGATGGCTTATTGGTCTACCAAACAAACTACGAAACATTCCCACTTAGCGCAGGTGTGCAAAGCTACACCATTGGTGCTGGTGGTACATTCAATACAAGCAGACCTGACCGCATAGAATCAGGCTATGTAAGAGTTAACAACATTGATTATCAGCTTGAGGTAGTGGATAACGACAAGTGGAATAGTATTGCCATCAAAACAACAAAATCAACATGGCCTAGCTACTTACGTTTTGACCCTAATGTACCTTTGGCAATGATTCACTTATATCCAGTGCCGACTACTGGCACTATCACAATCAATCGCTATGTAGTGCTACAGAGTTTTAGTTCTCTCACTGATGTATTAGCATTGCCTAGAGGCTATGAACGCGCTATAGCGACTAATCTAGCGATTGAGTTAGCGCCTGAATATGATAGAACAGTCAGCGCGGAACTGGCTAAGATTGCGCGTGAAGCTAAAGCCAATATCCAAAGAATTAACCTAGATTCTCCACTTCTTTCGATTGATTCAGCCTTTGCGGATAAGGGCGGCTTCGGCAATCCATTACAAGGTCTTAACTTTTAATGAGAGTGCCTTTATTTGGATTAGGCAACTTTGCAAAAAGCCACAATGTAACATCGCAGTATCGCCTAAATATCTACTATGAGCCTATTGCTCAAGAGGATAAAACAAAGATGGCGGCTTATGGAACGGCAGGGCTAAGACTATTTGTAAGTTTTGGTGAAACGCCATGCCGAGGTGCTTATGAGAAAGGCGATTTTTCTTATTATGTGCATCGCAATACGTTCTATAAAGTTGATAACAGCGGAGTAAAGACATCTCTAGGCTCGTTAGATACTTCCACTGGCAGGGTCAGCATATCTGACAATGGCGTACAGATTGCCATTGTGGATGGTGTGAGTATCTATATTTACAACACTAACACGCTGGCGTTTACCAAAGTTGTATCTGCTGGTGCCCCTGCCACACCAAGAACAATCACGTTTTTGGCAGGGTTCTTTATTGTCACCATTGATAATTCAGGTCGCTTTTATATATCAGCTATCTATGATGGGCTGACATGGAGTTCATTAGACTTTGCAAATGCTGAATCAAACCCTGACAACTTGATTAATGCCACAGCGATTAATGGTCAATTAGTCTTATCAGGATTAAAGACGACAGAGTTTTTGGGTGTCAGCGGTGCAACATTCCCGTTTTCAAATATTGCAGGTTCAGCCATTGAATATGGTCTAGCTTCACGCTTTAGCATTGTTAAATTTGATGCTGGCTTGATGTTCTTGGCTCGTGGTCGTGGTGGTGAGGTATCAGTTCGCTATATGCAAGGTTATCAAACTGTTGAAGTAAGCAACCCTGAAATAGTTAACAGGTTTAATGCTTTTAGTAACATTGAGGCAGCCACAGCATACAGCTACACACAAGACGGTCACGCTATGTATGTTCTTAATATTGGTGGTGAAACTTGGATGTATGATGGTCTAAGTACAGCATGGACACAGCTACAAAGCAATAACAACACACGCCATATCGCAGAATGTCAGACTTCATATTTGAATGACACTATCGTCACGGATTATGCGAATGGCAATGTGTATTTTCTTGATAAAAACTACTACACAGACAATGGCGCACCTATAGCGCGTGAGATTGTTGGTAGACATATATTAGATTCACAGAATCGTTTATTCATTAATGAATTTCAGCTCGATATGGAAACAGGCACAGGAATTATGCTAGGACAAGGTAATGACCCTCAAGCCATGCTACAAATCAGCAAAGACAATGGTCATACCTATAGCAATGAACGCTGGAAACCAATTGGCAAGATTGGCGAGTTCCTAACGCGCGTAATTTGGCGACAACTTGGATTTGGTCGTGACTTCGTTTTTAAGATACGGATTACAGACCCGATTAAAGTAGTGATTACAGGTGCATATTTGGATATGAAAAAGGGTAATTGATGGCACTGATTAACCCTCCACCATTACAAGGATTTATTCAGCCTGTCGCTACTTGGTTCATGCAGGTTTACACCCTCGCATTCTCTATTCAGGAATCAGGAACTACTGCTGAGCGACCTACTAAAAACTTATGGGTAGGCCGCAGATTTTACGATACAACACTTAATGCACCTGTTTACTGGGGCGGTTCGATTTGGGTAACTTCTGGTGGCGGTGGTGGTGGTGAAACAAATACAGCCTCTAATGTAGGCGCTGGCGGTGTCGGTATATATAACTCTAAAACAGGTGTAAATTTAGATTTAAGAAATATCAATGCTGGCAGTTCTAAAGTCACAGTTACTTTAGATGCACCTAATAAAGAAGTAGGTATTGATGTAGTTGTTGCAAACCTAACAGGAATAGCACCTACTCAAATCACAGGAACGGCAGTAGTAACAGCAGATGCAAGACTAAGTGATGCAAGAACACCTACAGCTCATAGTCACCCACAAAGCGACATAACTAACCTTATTACTGATTTAGCAGCGAAGAAAACAGACTCAATGTCTACTAATAAGCTGTTAGGTCGAGGTTCAGCTTTAACAGGCGTAATAGAAGAAATAACACTAGGGACTAATCTAAGTTTATCTGGAACTACCTTAAATGCTACAGGTGGCGGTGGCTCTGTCACCATCAATACAGCAATAGTAACCGTTCCATACGGTACTAATGCTTATACAGCAACGATTACCGATGCCAGCGTATTAATCACTTCAAAATTGATGGTGAGTCTAGGCGTTTACTCTGATACAGACGAAAACGACCCTGATGATGATTTAAATGCTGCTTTCTATGTTGAAGCGGTCAATGCTGGAAGTTTTCTTTTATCCATAGAATCACGCGACCAATCAAAGATTGGCGGTGTTTTTAAATTCAATTATATAATAGGGTAAATAATGAGTATTTTATATGATGCAAGAGGCAATGAGTTTCAGGCAAGTATTGATTCTATTACTGGACAAACTCTAACCGATTCAAGAACACCTACAGTAACGCTAGGCGCGTTAAATGCTGAAGCATTAATTGATATTCAAGGCAAAGCCGTTGTGATGGTAGATGCTCGTTCTGCTGCGTTTACAGGCACTATTGTATTTGAAGGCACGATTGACGGCACTAATTATGTGAACGTACCAACAATTAACATTAATACTAATGCGTTCGTATCATTATTCGCTGGTGCTGGTGCTGTAGCAGGTACAGTCTTTGCAATGACGGCGACAGGGTTCAGACGGTTGCGCGTTCGTGTTTCAGTTTATACATCAGGAAATATAACACTTGCACAGCGTGGTTCAACGGCTGACTTCTTAATCTCTAACGTATTTATGCCAGTGCAAGCGATTAGTGTAACAGGCGCGGCAGCAGCGGCAGTGACTTTGACTATTCCAGCCCCACCTGCTGGACTATTTAACTATATTACTTCAATTGATATTACTCGAAATGCCACAGCAGCTTTAGCAGGTACGGCAACTTTGGTAATTACCACGACCAACTTGCCAGGTACTTTAGCATGGTCGGTAGGTAATGCTATGAATGCTGGTGGTACTCAAGTTGATGTGAACAAAGATTTCACACAGCCAATTAAGTCAACTACCGCAGCAACAGCTACAACGATTGTATGTCCTGCTGCTGGGGCTGCTGTGTTATGGCGTGTAAATGCTAACTACTACATTGCACCATAACGAAATTGGTTTAATGCTATTTATAGAATCATTAGCGCACGACATAGCACTAAATAATACCAATATATCAGTTGATGAGATTAAATCGTTTATAGCGCGATGTAAGGTTTGGCGATATGAATGGGGCGCGATTATGGCGCATCAAAACGATATGCACTTACACGTATTAACTAGCCATCGAAAGATGGTTTTTTTACGTCCTGCAATTCGCAAAGCTATACATGAAACATTTAAGCAATACGACACATTGACCACATCAGTGAGCAAAGATAAGCAATTTAAATTAATGATTAATTATTTTGTTATGGGCTGGAAACTAGACCATGAGACAGAATCAGCATGGCACTTAATAATGAAAAAGGATGATTTTAAATATGGCTAAGATTAATTTAAGTGAATATCCATTCGCATATTATAGCCCTGACCCTATAACAAAAAGACCTCTCCTTGCTGACATTGGCTCGGCTATTAGTATTGGCGGTTCTTTGCTTGGTGGAATGATGGGGGATTCTGCATCAGGTGATGCCGCTGGGCAGGCTAATGCTGGCTTGAAAATGGGGATTGATGAACTTAAAAAGACCGATGCCCGTACATTAGAACAGACTCAGCCTTACCGTGATTTAGGCGAAAGTTCTACAAACAGATTAAGTTATTTATTCGGGTTAGCTAACCTAGACCCTCAAAGCCAATATGATAAGAAATATGGTCAACTTGTAGATACTTCTACAGGAGTTCCTAAACCTAATGCGGCACTATACAGCTCGGATGCATCCTATAGAAAGGCTTGGGATGACACATTAGCTGAACACGCTGCTAACCCAGCAAACAGAAAAGCCGCTGGTGGTGCTTATACAGCAGATTCAACCGTAAGCTGGATTGACCAGCAAGTAAGAAATAAATTGCCAGGCGTTGATTCTATAAAGCCTTTAGACACATCAGATGGTCAATATGGCTCACTTCTCAAGTCATTTAGCCAAGACGATTTAAATAAAGATGTGGTCTATAACAATGGGCTTAAATTTGGCTTAGATCAAGGCACAACACAGCTAAACAATCGCGCGGCTGCAATGGGTAGCTATGACAGTGGACAGACATTAAAAGACCTTGCTAAGTGGGCAAATGATTACGGAACGACTAAAACAGGCGAAGCACAGCAACGCTTTATGGGTGATAAAGCCTTCACATTAGGTAGTTTGATGGGTGGCACTAGAGTGGGACAAGATGCAGTTAATACTTCTGCTAATTCAGGCAATGCTATTGGCACTGCGATTGCAGGTTCTATGGGTTCTATTGGGTCTAATAATGCAGCAGGTACGATGGGCAGTGCTAACTCATGGAGTACAGCGATAGGCGGTGCGACTAAAGCGGCTGCTGGTATTGATTGGTCAAAGTGGTTTAACTAAGGAAAAAAACATGGATAGCGCAAACATCATACTTGGTTATAAAAACCCTGTTATACCAACACCTGCTGAAATGGAGAATGAAAGACTTACCATTAACACGCTAAAAAATCAAAACGCAGCTAGTCAAAGACAGATGCAAATGCAGAAAGAATTGGAAGGCATTACTGACCCTAATCAAGCCGTAGCAGTCATTTCTAAATACGACCCTATCAAGGGTATGGAAATGCGCCAAAAGATGCAAGAACAAGCGCAATCACAGTCTAAAGATAAGCGTACTTTGGCAGTTGAAGGGATTGGATTTTATGGCAAGCAAGCGGGGATTATCTCAAATATATACGATGATTCAATCAAGGCAGGATTAACGCCTGAACAAGCACAGCAAAAAGTGATGCCATTATTTCAGAATACCATGTCACAAGGCGCACAGCTTTACCCTGATTTACCTGTAAGCGGTGATTTTGATATTGATAAAATTAAACAATCCGCGATGCAAGCTGACGACTTTTTAAAGCAGTATAACGAAAGTAAATTATATCAACGTGGGCGCAATGACAAATTGCAAGATACCGAAGCAGAGCATAAGTATCAAGATATTGTTAGAAAAGATACGCAAGGCTTCGCTATCACTCAGCAAGAGAAACAATTTGCACAAGCGTACAAAATGCAAAAAGATAGTCAAGGCTTCACGGCTGGACAAAATGCAGCTAGTCGAGCTGTCACCATGCGCGGTCAGAATATGACTAAAGAGACATCTGATACTAGAGCACGTGAAAAAGAAGCTACATCAAATGGTGGTGCTAATGTTAAGTTGACTGAAGGCGAAAGAAAAGCAGCTACATTGTTAAAGCGCTTAGAGTTTTCAGAAAAACAACTGACTGATGTAACCAGCGCAAATACTAAAGCACAAAAGCCTAATTTATTGGCAAATGGTCTGCGTTCTATTGGTGCAGATGCTATTGCTAATGGTGTTACAAGCGGAGATAGGCAAAGAGTTGAAGCGGCTCAATTAGATATTTTAGATGCAGCCTTAACGCTTGGTACTGGTGCTGCTTATACAAAAGAGCAATTAACTGGATATGCTAAATCATACTTTCCACAAATTAATGATGATGCAAATACAATTAAAGATAAAAGTGCGCGATTAAAAAATGTTATTGATGCCGCTAAGATTGCCGCTGGTAATGCAGTATCAAAAGTTGAAGATAGCAATATTCAACCTGTTGCACCTATCCTAGATAAAAACTCACCTGCTGCACAGATGCCAAAGAAAGGCGCAATTAAGGGTGGATATGTTTTCTTAGGCGGTGACCCTGCTAACCCTAAATCATGGAAAGCTAAATAATGGCGAAGCCTTGGGAAGAATATCAGACAGGTGCTAAACCTTGGGAAGAATATCAATCCGCGCCATCTAGTCAATCAATATCAAAACCAGCAGATTCTTATACAGAGCAAGCCGCGAATGATAGCGTAGGTGAAAACTTACTCGCTGGCATTGGTGGCGGAATGTATGGCATGTATCTTGGCGGCAAGCAAATACTTGGGCAATCAACACCTGAAGAAGTACAGCAATATAAAGACTCAATGTCGGGGCTTCATTCTACTGCTGGCGGTGTGATTGGTGATGTGATTGGACAAGCCGCGCCTATGGTTGTTGGTGGTGCTGGTGCATTTGCGCTAGGGTCGAAAGTTCCTGCAATTGCTGGCATGGCTAACTCAATGGCTGGTCGTGCTGGTTTATCTGCTATTTCAGGCGGTGTGCAAGGCGCATTAGTGCCTGTTGGTGCAAATGAAAGCAGAATAGGAAACATGGCGCTTGGTGCTGGTGTAGGCGCAATCAGTAGTGCTGTGCTAGAGCGTGGCATTAGAGCATTGACCAAGGCTGGT